TCTATGTCTTGATTTTCATCTCGTTCTGCTGCCTGCACGAGTTTATCACCCAGTTTTACTTGGGTAATATCTCTCTTGTATTCGAGTAGAAGTGTTGTGAATTCGTATAGGCGCATTTTTAGATATTCAGTTGATATAACTATTTAAAAGGGCATAACGCCCTTTTATAAATTTTTAATCTCTGCCTATGCCTATGCAGATGTTAAACTAGCACCAGTATTCTTAATTCTGATAGGGATAAAAATAAATTCAATTGCCTTAACTGGCTGAATTGCAATATCAATCCATAGTTCGTTTCTATCTATACGAGCTGGTGTGTTGTTTGACAAATCGCAAACAACCAAGAAGTCATACAATGCACGAAGTGTGATTAATTCAGACAAGAAACGATCGAATGCATCCTTAACTGCCTTACGTGTTGTCGAATCGTTTGGTTCAAACAAAAACGGCATAGCAAGATTGTTAAGTTGGTAGCGCAAGTAGTTTTCTAGACGAACTACGTTGATACGGTCTGTTGCACTCGAGAATGGCTGACGTGTCTTCTGTCCAAATACAACGATACCGCCTGTAGGCATTGTACGAATTGGATTAATACCATTTTGATATAGAATATCACGTTGGCCTTCATTTAACTTAACGGGAATAAATTGTCCCGAAGAGTTTACGTAACCGACCGCGCCTGCATTATTAACAATGCCGCGCTGCAAACCTGCTGGAGCAAACCACGGATAAGCAACTTGATCGTTATATGCAATTGTACGGAGAGCCATGTGTGTTGGCGGAACCACTACATCTGTTCCATCAACGTTTGTGCTTAGTCCACTTGGATACCATGCACCAAAATACTTACTAGCTGACACAAGACCATCTGCACCATTGCCAAAGGCAACACTTGCGTTGGTTGCCCAATTCTGTAATGCTGTTCCTGTAGCAGATAGCGTAAATGGTGTATCACCAAGAACGAATGCTGTATCCTTACGATCATCATTTAGAACAAGCATTTCGTCGATTGCCTCAACATAACCTGGTGCAGCAATCAAGTTGAAGAACAAATCTTCTGCACGAATTTCTTCGTTTGAAGTAATGTCAGACTGAATTGCACGAACAATCATAATGTTCTGTGCGCCTGCGCCCATGTAAGGTACGCCACCTGCATTATTTCCCGAAACATTAGACCAACGACCCAAAGAGCCGCTGTTTGTGTTGTCTGGCGATGCTGTTATGCTATCAAATACATACGGAGCTTGCCATTCCTTAACATTGTCTGTTGAATAACGTGTATTCCACAACATAAAACCAGCTGGATACAAATCTGCATCTGGTGAATCTGGATCTAAGTCTGGATTACCCGGACCGCCGTTATACTCGCCGGTACCACCTTGTGTATATAGTGGATTTGGACGAGCATCTGTAAAGATAATACCGTGGTTAGATACTTGATCTTCATTATCAACTAGAACCCATGCAGAACCATTCCAGTACTTTATAACAGGATATGGATCAACATCTGTATCTACCCAAATATCATTTGCAATAAGAACCGGAGCAGGAACATTATCTTGTGGATCACTTGATTGTGCATATACTGTTGGATCTAATGGACCCGGTGGTACATCAACGAATGTGAAACCCGGTAGGTTAACGTTCTGCCAGCTACCAGCACCGTCGGCAATAAGAATATCAATAGTTACCTGACCGTTTCCGTCAGTGCCTAATTCGGCATTAAACCATAGTTGACCATTTTCTGGACCCGATGTAGGAACAGTCACTGAGCCAACGATAACTGCCAATGGTGCCCAAATGCTGGTTGTATTTTTTCTAAATTCCAACGAATTTGTTGCAGCAAGCGGCAACAATCCCGAAATTACGGGCTCAATATAAACTTGTCCAGCTGATCCTGTTGGATTTGTGCTGTAATATGTATCTGCTGCTGCATCGTTAATAAGAATCGGTGCTTCTACTTGCACAAATTGTGCTAAGGTTGCATCCATTCTACGAAGTACAAGGTTTGCACCCTGGGCTGCTGATCCGGTCTTAACCCAATATTCTTGTGTTGTTGAAGTCAATGTTAAGTCTGGCCATACGGATTGAATTGTTACGTTGAAAGATGCTGTAACAGTTGCGGCAACTAAAGCAACCGATGGCACTGCTGAAACAGTAAATGTTGTTAAGCCGGTAACCGATGTAATTACTGTATTAGCAGCAAATGTTCCTGTACCTGCTGTAACTACTGGAACCATACCGGCTACAAGACCTGCTGTTGATGGAACAGTAACAATTGTACCAACAGAAGATGCACTTAGCGCAGTCGAGGCATATGCTTGATTTCCAATTTGTACCCAGCCTGTAGATGTTTTAGTCCAGTACGATAGTGTGCCTGATGCTGTTTGAAATACGACCGCATAATCTCCAACTACACCGTCAGTTGGAACAGGAACGTTTGCAATACCTGTTGCAAAATCATAAACAAAGTCTGGTGTTACCGATGTCCAAATTTCGTTAGGGAATGTACCCGCACGAACAAATAGACCATATGCAGAACCGCTCGATGATTCATCAAACCAGTATGTACCGGTTGCTGCTGGACTTGTTGGCTCAACCGGGGTAGGTTCAAGTTGTGTTGTATTGATATCGGCACGAACAACCCTAGTTAGATTTGACAATCCAAGATATGAATAAGCAGCTAATAGACCGTATTCATTCAATGGATATCCATTTAATGATGTGCCACTAACAGAATAGAAAACTGGGTCGCCGAACGTCTGAACTAAATCTCGTTGAGAAGTGATAGACCAAACTTTTCCAGCATTAGCTTTTGTTGTGCCTGGTGCTACTTCTGTTCCATCAGGTGTAGATTTGTCTTGTTGTGTAGCAATGAAAATTAGGGGTACTGTGCCTGGGCCTGCTCCGACATTAATGCTTTGATCAATGACTGAAATACTTACACCCGGTGATACTAGATTGCTAGCCATTTTGTTAATTCTCCGATAAATAATATAAATAGCCACTTGGCTGTTTTAAGTATTTATACAAAGGATGTAAAAAATGACAGGAAATGATGTGGTGATCAATGGCGTTATTTACAAAACTACTAATATACTGAATGGGAAATGGTACATAGGCAAAGATCAAAACAATAATCCCGAATATTTAGGAAGTGGAAAATTGTTGTCAAGGGCAATCGCAAAATATGGAAGAAGTAATTTCAGAAAAGAAATATTATCAGAGGCACACACAGTTTATAATCTATGTGAATTAGAAAAGAAATTTATAAAACAATTTAATGCCACCGAAGATAAAAATTCTTATAACATTGCTACAGGCGGAAACGGCGGCAATACAATTGCCGGATTTTCGGAGGATGAAAGAGAAAATTTCAGCAACACAATGAAGGAAATATATGTAACCATGCCAGCTGACAAGAAACTAAAAAGATCTCAAAAAATATCCAGCGCACTGAAAGATAAACCAAAGACAAGAAGTCATAGAAATAAAATCTCTAAGGCAAAGACAGGAATTAAACAAAGTGCGGAAACTATAGAGAAAAAGAGAGCAATAAGTAAAAAATTATATGACGAAGGTATAATTTGCCCACCGAGGAATGATTGGACAGGAAAAATTCACACAGAAGAGTCTAAGCTAAAAATGTCTATATCCAAAGAAGGTGTAAAAAATGTAAAAAAGAGATTATTTTCACTTGATGAACAATTGCACATTCAGAAATTGTATAAAGAAGGTATTAGAACAGGTACAATTGCAGAAATGTTTTTTACCACAGGCCCCACAATACTACGTTATGTACAAGAAGTAATTTTATAAATAGATAATTTACAATATTTTATCTATTATATTTTTTATCTGAGAATATAGTTCTTCAGTTGATCCATTATTTTGAACTTCCCAATCAAATCTTGATCCCACCCACGCCCATTCACTAAAATGTGCTGTAGAATATGTCTTTGTCATTGCTTCCTTGGCAAGAGAATTTCCCTTATTTGCCATTAGCGCAGTCTCATACCACACAGGTGTTGAACCACGATTAATTCTTATAAGTTTTCCACCATGTTCTTGAATAAACTTAATTTCATTAGGGAAACGAACATCACTAATAACAACATTCTGATCCGGATTTTTTCTAATTCTATTCTGAACAGTTATAAACCATAGATCCTGCTGGAAATTATTTCTTAGTGCCTCTGTTCCAATAAGTTGCAAAGCAAGACGAGGACTAAAATTAGGTATACCGAGTTTTTCGGACCACCATGTATCAACAATCTCACGCCACTCTCTTGATTCTTTTGTATCACCCTCAAGCATATTGCGTGGCCAATCAAACATTACAGCACAGGCATCTTTAAGACTAGCTGCAAAACTATCTTGCCTAAAACTGTATTGATCGACAAGTTGTGAAGCAACAGTACCCTTGCCACTATTGATGAAGCCGATGAGACCTAAAATCATAAGAACCCCTAGGTTAGTTTAAGTAGTTATACAAAAACTGCTTAGGGGTTAAAGTTTTTGGTTAGGGAATTTGACTCTTTATTTTATCTAATTCTACCATTATATTTCTTGCTTCTAATTTTGATTGATCAATGTCTATATCGAGATCGAAATCATACTCTAGAAATGGTTTCATATCTGACTTCAAATTTTCTATATTTGATAATAATCTCCTATGTCTGACAATACTCTTTGACTTAAGAAGCAAAATATGATATTCTCTTATATCATTAAATTCGTTAAGAAATTCAATTCTCATCAATTCTCATCGTGTATTCCCAATTCTATCTTAAGATCAGACAATTGTTGTTTTAAAATTTTCTGTCTCTCCTGGGACCTTCTGGTCAATTCTTCTATGAATGCAACCTGTTCTTCTATAGTTGGTTTGGTATTAGATGGGTTATTTAATTCATTTATTTTTTTCATATTATTCCTTAACTATTTCAATATTTATTCTATTAGATTCATAATCCTCGTATAATTTTTCTATCGACTTATCACAACCAGAACTCTTACCGTTATTTATTCTTGCAGGCATCAGACGAAGATTAGTCCAGTGACCAATTATTTCAGCAGGAACATTATTATCGAATCCTGCTTTTCTCGAATAGATGTGATCTAGATGATAAAACTAAATCAGCCAATCACGAAGCTATACCCCTCACCGCTCGTGACTAGGTTAAGGAGTTGCTTCTCGAGTTTTTCAATCTCAACTTGTGCTTCCTGTTTCAATGTAGCTCCGTTCAACTGAACATTACCGCTCGGTCCCGGAAATCCTCCAGGAAACTTATCTCTCGCCTCGCCAAGCATATATTTAGAAGTAGCTGTGGCGTAGGAACGCAGCCAAGGACCTGTATAAGGATCATTCATTAAATCATCTTCTGACTTTCTTGCATAAACGCGAACAACAACTTCTTCATCTGCTGTAGGTCTACGAATAATTGTTAGTTTATGATTATTGACATCCCACGTAAAGTTCAGTTGACTTGCGAACAGACGTTCTGTTGTCTCAAGAAACTGATTATAAAGGTCCCAGGTTGCTAATCCACCTGATCTATTTGGTTGTAGCAAATAGATATTATAAAATGCAGCATCTACCGGGTCAAAATTTACCCCGCCATTAGTGTATGCACCAACCCCACGGCGGTATAGACGTCTTACCTCTTGCACTTCCTCTGGTAGTGTATACTCCGTAATGTCGCGTGTGATGTGTAGGAAAATATCCTTCTCAAGATTGGCTCCATCCGATTGCTGACGCAATTTCTGAAGTCCGACCGTAATTGCAAGATTTATGTGTTCCACATCCAATTCGACATCTACAAGGCCTGCCCCAAGGCCAAGTTCGATTTGTTTCATCAATAAAACTCTTGGTGTGATTTGTGCTGACATATTATGTGTTCCTATAAAAATCTTCAAATAAAACTGATAGCGATTTATCTGAGCAACCACCCTTTACTATATTTTCATCATATTTTAACATTCTTAAATTTGATCGGTGGGATATTACTTCAACAGGGATATTTTTATCAAATCCATCTTTTATACTAAAAATATGATCTAAGTGATACAAAGTTCTTCCACGATTGCTGCCATTAGGATTTATAGATGACTTATTTTTCTTATAATTCCTATTAGATAAATTTCTAACATCAATATAATACCGTTCAAATTTAGATTTTAACAAAGGATCTGTTATAATTCCTAATTTGAATTTTGTCTGTAATGTTCTGTGTGTTTTTTCATCTATAACTTCATCAGACAATGAATTATAGTATTCTGTAAGATTATCCTTATGTTCTTGTGTCTTTCCGTAATTATCTACGCCATATCTTTCTAGCATAGTTTGTTTTCTTTGTAGTATTAATTCGGAGTGTGAAAGAGGATGCCCGTCGTATTTTTCTAAGAATGTATTATTCCTTTTTATTTTTACTTCTGCATTTTGTGATGGATTCTCTACACCATATTTTATAATACTTGTATTAATTTTCTTTATTTTTAATTTATGAGATTTTGACGGGTTTGGCACACCATAATTTTCTAAACATGTTGTAATTTTCTGTTTCTTAATACACTCTAATTGTGATATATTATCAACTCCGTATTTTAACCTTACGGTCTGCCTTGATTTATCTTTATTCGCCGGACATTGCTTTGCATTGGCAGAACAACACCACTTATCTGTAGTGACAAAATAAAATAAAGGAATTCTATCACAATTGCGATATTCACAACATTTCGGAGCATTTAATTTTCTATACTCTTTATATTCCTTAATTTTTTTACACTTATTGTTAATCATACCTATATTTATCAATATTTCAATTTAGCCTGCAAGTCCGTTGCCTTCTTCAATACCAATGCATCATCCAACGCATTATGTATATCATAGTTATATTTCAAAACCAATCTTTCTGCAACCTTGCTATTTACATAAACAGGAAAATATTGGTTCTTATGGAGATTTTCTGGCCAGCAATCTTCTAACAATCTTCTCAAATGTGGAATATCCCATCCCGGGTTATCACATGCAAGAATACATTCTTCATTTCTATCTTCAATCCAATTACCTATTTTTAGAGCACAGTCATACCGAGTCATTCTGTAATCACCACCCTTAAGGAACGGTAATACAAAGTTTTTTACAAATTCCGAACAATCCTTTAACTCATAGGTGTCAGTCAATTCAGCATAAAAGAATTGTTCATTCTCATCCACCAGAGCAATACTGATAAGCTTATTGCCTGGAATAAGATCTGAAAATTCTGTGTCGAGAAATAACTTCATCTATCTATTCTTAATATAACATGATTCTCATTTAACTTGCCATTACACGGAATGTCAACTGTGCTTAAATCCTTTAAAAAGGTGCGAAGTTTTACCTTACTTGCCTTCTTGAACTCTGCGAGCGTCTCTACCGGCTTACGGAGTGTTTTTTCTGCTGAATCAGTTGAATAATTAAGCAAGCTTGCTCCTTTAACACTTAGGCCACGTTCGTCAACTGCTTTATACTGAGCAATCTTGCGTGTCTTTGTGTTATAAACCCAGACTTCCTTAGATCCAACAATCTCAATCGGATTCAAACTTACAATACCTAATGAAGAATCTTCCTTCTTATATTTAAGTTTAGATACAAGCTTTTCCTGTGATACCGGTTTCTTCTTGCGTGGTGCTCGTTCCACTTTTGCAACTTCTTGCATCATAACACATGCGGCAAGTAAATTTTTGTGAAATTGATTATACTTTTTCAATTCAGGTTTTGTAAAATTCGAATACCCCTCGGCGAGATCCTTATCCTTCCCCTCCGCAGCCCGATCAATCTCTGCTGCACGCCTTTCAAAGATTGAGTACATAAATCTCATATGTGGAGATTTTAATTCATTACCTTTAAATAGATTAACGAATTCTTCTACTGTCTTTGGTTGAATAGCTTTCTTTGAGAGATAAAAATCATCTATCCATCCCTCTACCTCCCCAGCAACTTCACGTGTCTTCTCACGGAGTCGGTCCTGGATCGTAATAACCATCTTAGGCGTTTCTTCAATGAGCCCCATCGTGCTGTCCTGTTCTTCTTTTTTTCTCACATCCTGACGCATCTCTTCTTCGACAATTATCTTCTCCAGTGCTGGCATCATTTTTTCCATAATATTTTCCGGAATATCACCTGCATGATTTAGAATATACATATACTTACCAATGGTGGTAAATCTATTTTCATTCATATCCTTAATTCTTTCAAGTAATGGATGCTTAGGATTTTGCGTCTTAAGATATTTGACCACTTCTTTCTTCAATTCAATTGCTGAGAGCTCATAATGAGCATACAAGATTGCACCCTCATAATTAGACTTGAAGTTCTTATTGGTCTTTACAACCATTGCGAAGATTGGCTTAGGCCAACTTGCATATGAAGTAACTAATTTTCTACCCACCATGTTAATCTCCTCGTGATACATAGCTATTTTAGCTTTATATAAAACGAAAACGCAACTAAACCGAGTTTAGTTGCGTTTTTGGATTTAAATTCTGGTAAATTTATTCGTCGATTTCCTTACCTTTATGCTTTTCTTTACGGGTAAATTTATTTGATGTGTGGGCACCTGCACCGGAAGTCTTAGCGTTTTTCGCTACAAAATTTCGTACAGGCAGTGATTTAACTACAATTTTCTTAGCAGGTTTTGCTTCAAATAATTCGTACAACCTCATGATAACTCCGGATAAAAAGTACAGGGATAGTAGCGAATTATCCCTGCACGACGCCTGATCGGCGTAACAACAGGTCCTAAGAGTAGTTGTTATACTTATTTATCAGGAATTGATAAAATTATCTGAATCCCTTAAATTTCAAATAGCCATCAAGGAGGCCACGGATATTACCCGAACCTGTTGGATTTTTACTATGAATAGTGTATTTGAAATCGAGTGGCATGGTATTTGTATCCATGTCGTATTCAACTAACCATTTAGCAAAATGATAACCGGTCTTCTCATCCGAATAATCATTAGCATAGTGCATGAGACCCAGGTCGTGATCGAAGCTGATTACGTCTGGAAAACCATGCTCAGTGACCCAGGCTACTGCCTCATCGTATGAACGAACAATTTTCCAATCAGCATGCTGACTACCTACGCCACCAATAAGCAGCCAGGTGACATCTACTGGCATTCTTTCATCATCGAGAAAAAGATATTTCATACTATATTGTATCAGTTTTACCAGTCCCTGTCAACCTAATTATTGTCTTTGATATTTAAATTTCAAAAAAATGCGATAGTAGGTTTTTGAAGCCTACTATCGCACCAAGTATGTATTTAGGCACCCCACCTAAATTCCCCATCCTGCATTGCGGATCCTCCGCGGTTACATTCATTTTATAGAATGAAGTGCCGCCCCATCCTTAGTAGACACATGGTTGCCATCGACAGCAAATAATCCAGAGGCACTATTTATTGATTGCAGGTACTCGTCCAGCCCTATAAGACCACATACTTAAACTTCGATATCTGTACCACCCTCAACAATCTTTAGTTGGGCTTTCTTCTGGCGAATATTCTTTTCAACTTGTTCTTGAGCTTGCTCAAGTGTTAGATTTTCAAACTCAACCCAACCACCGTGAACACGTTGAAGATCATACAATTCTTTATAATCTGCACTTGATGCATTATGTACAGATATATTAAAGTCACTGTCGAATTCGTTCTCGTATGGACTCTCGCCTGGTGCATAAGGCCAAGCTGGAACCGATTCGACCTCATCATTATATTCGTTATTCACTGCTGCCGCAAATGCTGCTGCAGGATCACCTTCAACTTGTGCAACCACTTCATAACGCATGCAACGGCCTTTGGCACCGTTATAATCAGTAGGAATACTCACAACATCAGCTGGATTGATCTTCAGGATCATTATCGGTTGATTTGCACTTCCAAAACTATCGAGGTAGCTTTCGCTGCAAAAATGTAAACCAGTGGAACAATGTGAATCCGGATTATCATCAACTAAATTGCGTTCCATTTCCACAACTTCACCAACGCTGTTATCAATGGTGCCGGTATGGCAATCCAAATAATCTTCACGGACACGCTTGTAGGCAAGGAAATATCCATCTTCAGTAATCGGCAACTTGTTCTTTTCCAAGAAGCCGTACACTTGATCAACAGAACGCTTGGAAGGATTATCCATCAAGTTTTCCATAAAGCGAACCATTGGGTCGATTGGAAATCCATCTTGATACATCTCAATCATGCGAGTTGCGAGTGCATTATGGAAGGGCTCACCGTTCCACAGAACCTGATTACCCTCGATTGACACATAACCAAACCCATAATTGACAATTGCTTTCTTAGGTTCAACTAAGTCGCGTAGAGCATCCCAGTCTTGTGCCTTAAGTGCATCAACAATCTTGCCGTAGGCAATATGAGTGTCTTTGCTGATTGTGTGGCTCTTTCCATCCACGACTAAAATTATATTTTTGCCCTGCAAAAGGTACGGAATTGCGTTGCTCATTAAACTTTCTCCTGTTTGTCAATTAAAATAATATACTGCGCCACTGCGGCCGGGTCAATATCCTTATCTGCCACAATCTTTAGCAATGGATACTTCTTATACAATGCTGTCTTGGTATCTTCGATCTTCTTTTTAATAACTTCAACCTGTATCGCTTTACCGTATTTTGTACACAGCCCTACGAGTTGTGTAACATTACCGGTTGCACGTTTTAGATTGCCATATGTTTCAACATACTTAGCGTAATCTGAATCTGGTCCAACAAGTTTTGCGACCTTTTGATTAGTATAAACTTTATTGTAATAAGAGTCAAGCATCTCTGCTACAACCAACGATGTGATATGGTTATCAGAAATTTTTGCTGTCTCTTCCTTCAATTTTTCTTCAAACCAAATCCAATTATCCAATCCCTGAATTTCCTTAATACGGTTCTTTCTAACTCCAAGAATTTTTATGTTGGAAATGTCAGTAACTCCACACTCATGCATCTGAGCTTTGATATTGAATAAATTGATAGGGAGACCATCCTTACCAATAGGATTATTATTGCTCAAATAAACATAATAATATGTTTCATTTTCGTCCAGTTCAGCTGTATACGGCTCCCATGTATAGGAATCACTATTACCACCACGACGTTTCGATTTCAGACGAATATCTAGAATACCCTGAGTTGATAGAGGCTTAACTCGTTCTTGCTTTCTAAGTTCACTTGCCTTAATGATTTTTGGAGGATTATGAAGTTCGGCAACCAATTTATCATATTCTGTTTGCCTAATTTTCAGATCAGGAGAATTATGGGAAATACAATAAACCTGGGCAGTGGTATCCTCTTTATTAAAGTGATAACGGGCTCTAGCCACACATCCTGTCTTGATGTCATTTAAAATCAAAACAATACTCTTATCAACCGGAATCTGCCAAGATTTTACATATTGCGAGGTGCCTGTGACAGAATTCTTTGCATAAGCAGAATGCTCCGATATTTTCTGAGAAGAGCCCCTGGCTGAACGGAAGGCCCTAATCTCGAGTCCTCGGTTGGTGAGATCCTCAACGGTATGATTTAAAATCTTCACACCATTGAAGTCATCTCCAAACAAAGGAAACTTAGTATCAACAACATATTTTTTGACTGCTGAAGAATATAGTTTGGTGCGAAATTCAGTTTGTAGGAAGAAAGCACGCTCCCATTCGCTTGTAATAGCATCTGCCTTTACAGCAAGGTGTTTCGCAAGATTAGCATTTAATTCCTCAAGTTTCTGTTTGATGCTATTCATCGTAAGTGGAACATAACTAAGCTGCTCTCTAGATGCAGCAAAATCTAAATCACCAATTCCAAATTCAAGCACTAGGCCGCATTCAAGCAAGGTAGCCACAGAACCAATATTTTTAGGGGCATCAGGAATATTATTTAATGGATAGGCAATATTTCCCATCAGTGCCATACTTCCCACACCACGGTTATAAGGATCATCGACTATTCTTGCGTGGACACCGGGTACAATATCTTTTTCCGCGTATTCAATATTTTTGTGTATAAAGTTGTCTACACCAATAATGGTAGGTTTGTGTTCAAACCAAGTAAAGACATTATGTGCTTCATTGCGGAATGATTGGTAATCGCTCCGATCAGTAACACTGAATTTTACCTCGACACCGTTTCCTTCATCTGTAAGTTCAACACTCATTTCCGCAATGGAAGGAACACCAGATTCGTTAATGAACGCACTATAGATGCGCCTGGTACCATTCTTAATAGCTGTGACCGTGAAGTTCTCAGTATAACTGAAGGGAGACTTGGATCCAAGCCCTAATGCGCCAATAAAAGCATTGGAATCAGTCTTGGTGGATTCAAAATATGTCGTATAGATGTTGACAACCTGATCGCCATCCAATCCTAGACCAAAATCCTTAACAGCAAACCACGGTTCGAGGAAAGTAGGAAGATGTACCTCAAATGGAACATCCTGCTTACCTGCACCAACGTGGCTATCCACTGCATTGCAAGAAATCTCACGAATAATTGCGCGGATTTTGTTGGAGTACAATCCATCTGAAAGGATCTTAAATGCCTTGGCGGAATTACGAATTTTGAATTCGCCGGTTGTGCCCACATTGGACAAAATGACTTCATTTACATCTACTGCAAGCTTCATTGTGTGCTCTTTCTGTGTTAACAATGTCTACTTATTATGTATTAGATGATGTTTGTTGTCAATTGGTGTCTCTATGATAAATACAACAC